CTTCACACGATCATTGCGAACCCATACAACAACTTATACAACCGTTGGTGGCGTAACTACTATCGAGAACTTTACGACGGACAGGCGCGCATCTTAGAAGGAATGTTTGCACTAACGCTAAACGATATATTCACGTTTCAATTTAGCGACAAGATATGGATTGTTGATTCGTGGTGGCGCGTGCTCGATATTGAAGGTTACGTTGTAGGCGAACAAGACATGACTAAGGTAAAACTCATTCGTATTCTTGACATCGAGAACGACTGTGACCTTATTCCTGTTACAGCCAACTTAGACCAAACAATGAATTGGGAAACAAACGGTGGCGATCCTGCGGTAATTAACGAGGAATGTTGCACGCGTTTTGGCTACAACTGGAACAGCGAAAAGAACGATTGTTTTTCGCAACCAAACATCGGCACGCGTTCCTTCATAACAGCGCAAGCGCCAACGTTAGCACCGACACGCTTCGGTGCGCCCGTGAGCTTCAACGCGTCCATCTCACAACCCGTTCGAAGCATAACGACAGATTACGTTGTAACTAATTTTGACCGCGTGTTATTCGCTGATACAACGAGCAACAACATAACAATCTATTTGCCTTCCGCAACGACGACGGCAGGACGCGAGTTTATCATTCAACGCGTTGTCGCAGGCGCAAACGTACTAACGGTGCAAGCATACACAGGCGAAACGGTTGAAGGTAGCGGAAGCGTAACGCTAAGCGCAGCAGGGGACACAATAACAATAATATCAAATGGAACAGACTTCAAAGGAACAGCTACAAAATAAAGCGCACGAAATGGTTGCGTGTTTTGAGTTCATTAAGTTGAACATGAAGACGCAAACAACTTTCGGCAAGATAGCTAACGGGAAACGCAAGCTACAAATGTGGAAGCACTACGCGTGGAAAACAACGCGTATTTCGTTAAACGCGGCGTTCTGGATATTTATACTTTATAAACTACTATTCTAAATGGCAAACAATATAGATTTTAACGTAAGCACCAACGCGGTAACTGTCCTCAATCAGACGGCAGGTGCGGCTGAAAATACAGCAAAAGGATTCACGTCTGCGAAAGCGGAACTTCGTGCGCTGAATCAGCAATTGTTACAAATGGATCAAGCCAGTGACGAGTTCAAGAAAGCGTCTGCCCGTGCTGCCGAGTTGAAGGACAACATTTCCGACTTAGGAGCTGAGATTAACGCCAACGCAGGTAACGCCTTTGAAGGTCTTTCGAACAACGTTGGTTTGTTTGGTTCACGATTGATGGACTTGGACTTAGCAGGAGCAGGACAAGCGTTGAAAAATATGGGGACAAATGTTTCCAAAATTGATTTTAAGACATTACAAAAAGAAGTAGGTGGATTGATAGGTGGTTTTGCTTCCTTAGGAAAAGCGATTTTAGCCAATCCGATTCTTTTACTTGTCGGTGCTATCGTTGCAATCATAGCAAACTTTGATAAATTAATAAAACTCTTTCCTTCAGTTGAAAAAGGACTGTCTGGAATCAACGAACAGGAACGCGAAAGTCTTGCGTTGTCAAAAGCAAAAGCGGACGCATCGCAAAAGGCATACGAAAACATCGACAAACAAGCAAACATATTAAAGCTACAAGGCAAGAGCGAAAAAGAAATTCTTAATATCAAAATTAAAGCGTTAGAAACAGCCATTGCAGATAGAAAAGCACAGTTAGCAATAACAGAAAAACAAGCAATAGTTCAAGTTCAAACGGCAAAAAGAAACAGAGAGATTCTTGAAGGAATTATTCGTTTTTTAAGCGCTCCACTTGAATTGCTTTTAACGGCTGTAGATAAGATAGCAGAATATGTAGGAGTTGATAGCAAACTTGCCGAAGGTTTTGTTGATTTAGCCGCAGGATTGTTGATTGACCCAGAAGAACTTGAAAGTGAATTAAACAAAACCATTGAAGAAAATAAGGCAGCCATTGCTACAATGGAGAACGACTACGCTGGTTTGAAGTTATCGGTTCAATCAATGGACAAAAAAGCCTCAGACGATAAGAAGGCGGCTGATAAAAAAATTCAACAAGATAATGAAAACGCGCAAAAAGACGCAGATGAAAAAGAGTTAGAACGTAGAAAAAAATTAAACACCGATTTAGAAGCCGAAGATGAGCGAATGGCTTTAATAGGTTATGAAGACTTAAAGGCGAGAGAAAAGAAAAAGACAGACGCGAAACTTCTTGCGCAAATGGAAGCGCACGCTAAAACAACTGCGTTAACAGCAGTCCATTCACAAAAAGAATTAGAAACTTCGCAAAAATTAGAAGAGCAAAAAAAGCAACAAAGAATACAATTAGCCGAACAAGGATTTAGTGCTCTATCCGCATTGGGCGACGCGTATTTTTCAAGTCAACTGGCTAACGTGCAAGCAGGAAGCAAGGCGGAACTCGACCTTAAAAAGAAACAGTTTGCCTTCAACAAGAAGATGCAGATAGGTGGTGCTATAATGGACACTGCGAAGGCTATCACGGCAGCCATTGCAGCTAATCCATTTCCTTCTCCAACGCTTCCTGTATCTATCGCTCTTGCATCTATCACAGGAGCAGCACAGATAGCCAAGATAGCATCTACTAAGTTCGATGGTGGTGGTGGTAGTAGTAGTGGTGTGAACATACCGACAACGGGCGGTGACGGAACAACAGCTCCTTCACCTGCAAACTACGACTTCATCAGTCAACAACCCAACCAACAACCACCGCTGCAGGCATACGTCGTTGGAACGCAAGTGTCGAGCAATTTAGAAGCACAACAACTTATTCAAAATCAATCTCGCTTAGGCGGTTAAAAAAAAACAATATGAAAAAAATTAAAGTTATTGAATACGGCATCGACGACGCAGGTTTGCTCGGCGTGTTTTGTATAAGTATGGTTGAACAACCCGCAATAGGGGTGGACTTTGTCGCCTTATCAGAACAACACAGCGTAAAGTTCAAAGAAGATTTTAGAGGTCTTTTATACGGTGCGTTATTGATTCCTGACCAACTAATATACCGACGCAACGACAAGACAGAAGAAGAATACTATGTTAAGTATTCGAAGGACACCATTCGCGCTATTGCTTACAACTACTTAAAGCAAAACAAGACCAACAACGCAACCGTTGAACACGCGAAAGTCGTTGAAGGTGTTTCATTGGTTGAAACGTGGATCATTGAAGGCGAAAACGACAAGTCTAAAAACTTCGGCTTTGACCTTCCAGAAGGTACTTGGTTTGGTTGCATGAAGGTTGAGAACGAAGAAGTAAAGCAACAGATTCAAAACAAAGAAGTGTTGGGTTTTTCTATTGAAGGAAATTTTGAAGTTGAGAAAGAAATGTATTTAAGCGCACACGAAGAATTCGCGGCGATACTTGCCGAGATAGAACAACTACTCAAAGGCGAGTAAATGAACATCGAAGCAGGGGGGTTCTTAAAAGTTGAGTTATTCAACGACGACGCAACCCTGTTTCTTAACGCACTCACGAAGATAACGAACGAGGGTGGTAAAATGGGTTTTAAGACGTACGGTTTGAACGAAGACGAAGTAAAGGTACTGAATACCATTCTCGACAATTTAGGATAAAAAAACGGGGGTAACTACTCCCCCGTTCAAACCTAAAATCAAAAAGTAATCAATGAAAAATCGAATTACGAAACAAATATACACGTTTTTATATTTAGGTACTAAACATTTAATTAAACAAATTATGAACTTACGAGAAAAAGTAAACGCTCTTTTCGCAAAGCACAATGTTTCCCTATCCGCTGAAGAAGTGGTTGACGTGAAACAAATGGTTGAGGCGATCTTAGAAGACGGAACAAGCATCTACTCCGACAGCGACACATGGGCTCCAGGTGTTCGTGTATTGTCGAAGGACGCAGACGGCAATGAAGTCGTTGTTGCAGACGGAGAATACACAACAGCCGAAGGCGTTATTGTTGTGGTTGCTGACGGGCTTTTGGTTGAATTGAAACCAATGGTTGAAGAAGAAGTCCCAGTTGAAGAAGCTGTGACCGAAGAACAAGCCAAAGAAGAAACATTCAACAAAGAAGTTGAAGGTCTTTTGTCTTTGGTTGCTAAATTAGAAAGCGAACTTGCTGACATCAAGAAGGCAAACACCGAGCTTTCTGCTAACGTAGAAAAGTTGAGCGCACAACCAGCGGCAACATCAATCAAAGAAGTTAAACAAGCAAAAGTAAGCGCACCTGCGAAACCTTATGCAAAAATGAGCGCAGAAGAACGCTTTGTATTTCACTTAAAAAAATAAAAAAACAAAATAAAAAATGGCTACTACCACTTCATTAACTACGACCTACGCAGGTCGCGAAGCAGCAGGATATATCCGCGCTGCATTTTTAAGCAACGAATCGCTTGCTGCGGTTACAATCAGAGAGAACATCGAGTACAAACAAGTTATTCGCAAGCTTGTTGACAACGTTTCTTTCGAAGCTCCAACGTGTGACTTCACACCACTTGGAACGGTTACTTTAACAGAGCGTATCTTGACACTTGAAAAATTCCAAGTTCACAGACAACTTTGCAAGAAAGATTTCTTAGCGGATTGGGAAGCGAAGTCAGAGCAAAACGGACAACTTCACGCTTCGTTGGCTGACGCTATCATCGCTAACGTTTTAGCAGGTGTTGCAGCTCGCAACGAAGTCTTGATATGGCAGGGTGTTAACGCTAACACAGGCGAGTACGCAGGTTTCGAAACTTTGTTCTTGGCTGACGCTGCTGTTCTTGACGTTGCTTCTCCAGAGGCGATTGTTGTGGGTAACGTAATCGAGGAAATAGGCAAACTTGTTGCTACACTTCCAACACGTGTAAAGCGTGCTACTGAAAAACCAATCATCGCAGTTTCTTCGAATGTTGCTGAGGCATACAGAAGCGCAATTCTTGGTCTTGGTGGTGGATATTACCTTTATCAAGGTGAGTCGGTTGTAATGAACTGGCAGGGACAGTATGACGTTATTGAGTGCCCAGGAATGAGCGACGACACAATGGCTTTTTATCAGAAGTCGAACTTGATTTTTGGTACTAACTTGTTAGACCAATGGAACAATGTTGCGCTTTTGGATATGTACGCAAGTGACCTTTCTGACAACGTGCGTTTTGCTTGTTCTTTCTTCGCAGCGGTTCAATACGGTTTCGGCGACGAGATTGCATTCTACCAATATACTGCATAATCTCAACCATTCTAACCCTTGCATAAACAGAGGTAGCGGCATAAACACCGCTCCTCTTTTGTGCTAATAAAAAACATAAAATTATGCCAAATTGTGAATTATCAATCGGCTTCGACTTAGACTGCAAAGACGGTGTAGGTGGAGTAAAAAGAATTGTTTTGGCTGAATGGTCTATTGACTTTCCGCAAGACATAACACTAAACGGAAGCGAAGTAATCACGGCTTTACCTGCTGTTGATTTATGGACTTACGAGCTACCAACGCAAACCGCTTCATTTGAAGAAACAATAAACTTCAACCGCGACGCGGGTACTATTTTTTACACGCAGACGGTGAACGTTATGTTGCAAAAATTGTCAAGCGCAAAGCGTCTTGAATTGCAAAGCGTTGCGACTTCTCGCGTTGTTGTTTTCGTTGAAGATGCAAACGGCAACTGGTGGGGTGTAGGTGTTGACTTCGGCGCAGACCTTTCTACCGCAACAGGTGGAACGGGAACTGTTTTCGGTGACGCTCACGGCTACACTTTAGCGTTCACGCAAGAAAGCGTTAAACGTGCTTATTTATTGAACGACGCTCCAAGCGAGTTAGTTCCTTAATTAACAAAAACTTTTACACACATAGGGACAAAGCGTCCCTACGTGTTGTAATTTCAACGAACAAATAAAAGGATAGAATGGTTTATCTGAATACAAATACTGCGAACCAATACGCGTGGCTTTCACTTGACGAAGGACGCGCTTTTTTCAACGTTGCATTCACATATTACCTTCTTGTTTTAACCTACGAAATGACAGGCGAACAACTTGCTCAGGTCGTAGAGGTCATAGACGAAAACGAACGTGTTACAAAGATACGTTTGACAACAGTTGGTCTTGTTGACGCTGGCAAATACAAGTACGACGTGTACGGACAAAACAGCGACGACAATTTAGATCCAACAGACGCTTCCGTTGTTGGACTTGTTGAACGCGGTTCAATGATACTTCAAGACGGAACAATTTACTTCGACGTTTCTTCGCCAACGATTCCCGTTGACGTAATTTATACAGGTGCATAACATGGAAAATAATATACAAGCAATAAACCTTTCAGCATACCAACCCGTTGAAGCGGTTGAAAAAGAAAACCGCGCAGGTTGGATTGACTACGGTTTTAACAACTTGTTTCCTCAACACCTAATCACGCTTTATTACAATTCACCTATTCATAACGCATTGACAAACTCAATCGCGTATATGATTGAAGGACAAGGTACAGGAACTATTCTCGACAACGCTTTGCAAGGCATTGCATTCGACTTAAAGTTACAAGGTGCGTTTGTTGCCGAAGTGATATGGTCAATGGACTTCACTCGCGTTGTTAAAATCAACCACTTACCATTTGAGAACTGTCGACTTGCATACGACAAAGAAGAAGACGACATCACTGGCATTTGGTATTCAAAAGACTGGGCAAACACGCGAAGCAAAAAAGGTAAACCTGAATTTATTCCTGCGTTCAATCCTTCGCAGGCGCAAGAACAACCGCGCCAAGTTATTTACGCACACGGCATGATGGCGGGTTCTTCGTACTACGCGAAGCCCGACTACTTCGGTGCGTTGAACTACGTTGAATTGTCTTATCAAATGGGACTGTATCACGTTAACAATATCTTGAACGGTTTATTTCCTTCGTTCATTATTAACTTCTTAAACGGCATACCGCAGAAAGAAGAACGCGAGGCTATTCGTCGCGAATGGGAAGAAAGATTGAGCGGCGCAAGTAACGCAGGCAAGTTCTTAATGACGTTCAACGAAGATCCTTCACGCGCTCCACAAATACAAGACTTCCCTTTGTCGGACGCGGACAAACAATATCAGTTTTTATCAGAAGAAACAGCGAAGCAAATCATGGTAGGACACCGCGTTGTTTCACCATTGATTCACGGCATACGCGACACAACAGGATTCGGTTCTAACAAAGACGAAATGATTGTTGGTATGGAGATATTCAACACGCAAGTAATACGTCCATATCAAAGAATTATTGAAGACGTGTTCACACCGATTCTAGGCGACGTTGAAATTCAAATGAACAGTGTGTTCGACGACGGAGTTGCAATCGATTCTAACGCGCCTATTGACGTTATAGACATACCTTCAACAGACGTAACAGAAACACCAACAGGAATAACCGAAAAGGTTTCTGACGTGACATACAACGGAGCGCAAATTGCTTCCGCTCTGGAGATTGTCGCAGCCGTTGGTTTAGGAACGTTAACGCAAGAACAAGCGATTGTGTTCTTAGTTCAATTCTTAGGTCTTGACGTGGACGTTGCAAAGTCAATGTTTCAAACAGGCGGCGACGCGGTGGCTAAATTGTCCGCTCAAAAAAAAAAAGTTGTAGCGAAGAAGAAAGTTGCGGCTGCTGAGAACAAGATAAGCGCGGAAGATAGCGCGTTGTGGTTGGCTTATCTCAAAGAGAAAGCGGAATACGTCAACGAAGAAGAATGGCAGTTGCTATCTGACGAAGAAGTAACCAACCCAGAAGGCGAAGAAAACTACCGCACGGAGTTTATGAGCGTTCGCGGTTACGACAACCCCGACGAAGCGAGCAAAGAACTCGATACTGGACTTTACAAAGTTCGCTATTATTATTCAAGAAACTTCACGTACAAAGACGGCGAAATAGTTACACGCGATTTTTGTCAAGACATGGTTGCGCTATCAAAAGAAGGCGCGCTATTCCGTTACGAGGATATTCAAGACATGAGCGACGCAGGGGTGAACGGACAATTTGCTCCTTCTGGAAGTTCACAATATAATTTGTTCATTTTTAAGGGCGGTGTTTACTGCCGCCACGCGTGGTTTAGAAAAGTGTTTGTACGCAAAAGAGAGAAAGGTCGCTTCCTTCCTAACGACGGATTGAACAACGACAGAGTTGTAACAGGCGGAGTGGCAAACGAGCTATTTCCAAAAGGACAAGAAGCGGTTCGTCCTAACGATATGCCGAATAGAGCATCATTAAAATATAAATAAAAACTACAATGGCACTACAACCCGAAGTTCTACTCATTGACGAAAATTATATCAAGAAATATACATGGATTAACGGCAGCGTTGACCCGTTGCTTTTATACCCTGCTATCTATTTATCGCAAGACAAGTACGCACAGTTGTATTTAGGTACTGACCTTTACAACCGCATAAAAGAAGATGTTGTGAACGATGACATTACAGGCGCATACGCAACCCTTCTTGACAATTACTTGCGTCGCATGATAATGTGGTGGACTATGTACGAAGTCCTTCCGCATTTGTATGTTAAAACGGACAACGGAAGTCTTGTTATTCGTACAAGCGAAGATACTACACCTATTTCACAAACCGATTTGCAGAACTATCGTGACCAAGCACGTCAACAAGCAATGTTTTACACTCAGCGTATGGTTGATTATTTGTGTCATAACTCAAGCGACTTTCCTGAATACACGACGAACACCACAAACCAAATATGGTCACAAACAAATGTGTATCCGTCGAACGCTTTCGAGATTAGCGACGGACGCGACAGACGACCATACGAATATCGAAGAATTGGTTTAGGATGGTTTAGATAACGAATAAAAAAACACATGGCTACAAGGGGACGCAAGAAAGACATGGTAAAACAAAAGATTTACGAAGAAAAATTCCGTAAGTATTTAGTAAGAAAAGAGAAACAAATAAAAAGATTGGTGAATGAAAGTTAACAGCGAAGGTTACGCACTTATTAAGAAGTTTGAAGGTTGTCGATTGAAAGCGTACAAATGTCCTGCTAACGTGTGGACGATTGGCTTCGGAAATACTTTCTACGAGAACGGTGACAAGGTGAAAGAAGGCGACGTAATCACGCAGCAACGTGCTGACGAATTAGCGAAGTTTATCATTGACCAATTCGCCGTTTCAATTGCTCCATTTATTTTGCAACCGCTCAACGAAAACCAATTTAGCGCGTGTGTTTCACTTGCGTACAACATCGGAACGGGTGGCTTCAAACGTTCTTCGGTATTCAAGAAACTAAATGTCAACCCAACAGACGCAACCATAGCCAATTCATTTCGTTTATGGAACAAAGGCGGTGGTGTTGTGTTGAGAGGTCTTGTTAATCGTCGTGAGGCTGAAATACAACTATACTTCAAGTGAACACCGAAACCGAAATACAATTGATACACGAGCAGCTTCAAGGAATGGACAAGAAGATTGACCGAATATACAACGTGTTAATCGGTGACGACCAGATGAAGATTGAAGGTCTTGTAAGTAAGGTTCAAAAGCACGACAAGTACATTCAGAATCAAAGGTTGCAGGTCGCTCGTTTGGGTGGTATTGCAACCGCAGCTGGTATCGTTGGCGGTTTAATTGTTCAACTAATAATAAAATTAATATGAAAGACTGGTTCAATTCTTTGTTAAGTAATTGTTCGAAGGTATCGAGCAAGCGAGTTATTGCTATATTTGTTGTAACAAATTTAATTCTTTTAAGTTACATCGCCACGTTTTCGCAATACGACTGTCCGATTGCAATGTACGACACGCTCGCATTGTTGACCGCAGGATTGTTTGGTGGTACTGTAATTGAGAGATTCACAAAACAAGCAAAGAATGGCATCACAACAGAAGAAAACAGCGAGATTATTAGCTGAGGAAGTTTGTTCTAAATTCAAAGACACTCCTTCGCTCACTCTTGCGAAGAAATTGTTTGCAGAAAATCCCGAAGTCTACACAAACGAAGAATACGCACGGACTATTATTCGTACTATTCGCGGGAAGATTGGTGCGAAAAATAAAAAAGAATTAGCAGATAAGTCTTTAATTGACACAAAGCCACGACCATTGAACCCATTTGCACTTCCTAAGTCATACGCTAAAAAGCGCAGACACGTTGAGGTGAAGGGAACGAAGTTCTTGATTCTTTGCGATTTGCACTTTCCGTATCAAGACAACCAGGCGATTGAATGCGCGATAAACGAAGGGTTAAAACAGGGGTGCGATTCAATTATTTTGAACGGCGACGCGTTAGACTGTCATATGATTAGCGACTTTGTTAAGGATCCACGCAAAAGAAAATTCAAAGATGAACTTTATTCTATTCGTCAATTCCTCGCGTCGCTTAGACACACCTTTCCAACAGCGAATATCTATTACAAAGAAGGCAACCACGAAGAACGCTATTGGCGTTATATGAGAATTAAAGCACCCGAACTATTCGACATTGACGCGTTCGACTTTCCTTCGCTTACGCATTGCGACAAGCACGACGTAAAATGGATTGACGGAAAGAGCAAATTGAATATCGGTAAACTTTCAATCTTTCACGGACATGAGTTCGGCAAACAATTCCTTCCTTCTGTCAACGTGGCGCGGGGGTTGTTTATGAAGACTAAGGTGTCAGCGCTTTGTGGTCACCACCACCAGACAGCAGAACACAACGAACGCGATGCGAACGGAAAGTTCATAACGTGTTGGGGTGTTGGTTGTTTAAGCGAGCTTAGTCCAGACTACAACCCTTATTCGAAGTACAATCACGGGTTCGCTATTGTTGAGAAAGGAACGAATGGAAATTACAGCGTCAAGAATTTACGAATACACGAAGGTCAGATACTATGAACAGAAATATACTTGCAGCAATCTTGCTATTTATTGGAACGTCTTTGCTTTGGTTGGTGTTGTGTTGGAATTGGTGGGGTTGTACGCCTAAAAAGAACGTACAAGAAAACGTACAGAAGCAAGATAGCATTATAAACTACAACGCTGGCGAGTATGACCGTCTGCTTCAAGAACAAATAGAACTTTACAAACAACTTCGAACGTATGAAGACGCTCAACTTACAGCCAAAACCACCTATCAAAGAACTCGTTCTACTATTCTTATTCGAGATACTATTACTATTGTTGATGTTATCCATTTAGTCAACTCCTGCGATAGCGTTATTGCTTCCGATTCGTTGGTAATTAACAATTTGAAGGAACAAATAAACATCGAAGAACAAAAGATTGACAACTTGCAAGAAGTCGTTGTTGCTTATGAACAGAAAGAAGATGTGTTGACCGAAGAAATTAACAATCTTGCTGCTGATAAAAAGAAATTAGAGAAACAAAAAAAGCGCAGAAACCACGCTTTAGTCGTTACGTCAACCGTCGCTATTTTGTCGACGTTTGTTCTGTCAATTTTACTTTAGATTCAGGAATGTAGAACTTCATTGAGAACTGGATTGCTTCGCTTAAAAAGATATTGCGACTATTCTCACCACGTTTCTCGTCAATCTCGTTCCAAAGGTCTTTGTGCAAGTACACACATATTCCTTTTTTAGTTTTGCTCTCTGGCATCTGTTTCGTTTTTAGTCATCATTGTTCCAATCATCAAAGCCAAGTATATTTTCTCTTTCGCGTTCATGTCTTTGCGCTGAGAAAGTTCAAGGAGAATGTCGCCGAGAATCTTTCCTTGTTGAAAGTACGTTGCTATTGAATTAACAATTTCACGCTCACGATCGTATGTCATTTTGAGCGTTTCATAAAGTGGTGTTTGTTTCATTATGCTAATATAATTATTTGTTTTTATCCGACAACGTATTGTCCATAACTTGGGTTCAACTCGAAGTACATTCTCATCATGATTGCGTCAGCAACGTCAGGACTTATTCCTTCGCGGTTCTTGATTACGTCCTTCGGTGTGACCATAAGTTTGCCCTCAACGTCTGCGCGGTGTCGCTTAATCATTTCTAACTCTTTCACGATTTGTTCTTTGCGTCCATTCACAAGAATAGTCAGCTTATTTTCTTCGACGTATTGAGCCAATTTGTAGTAACACTCGCTTTTCAAATTTTGATATTGCGGTTGTTTGGGTTTTGATCCGTTGACGAACCCTCGACACTTCAGAAAATCAACCACTCCAGCACCAATTCCGTCCTCATCTGCGACGACATCCTGTAACAAAATGTTATGTTCTTTTGTTACGAGCCTTATCTTATTTACGACCTCATCTAACGACGCTCTGTTGAGTTCAATAATGTCAATGATAGTTAGACCATTCCAAACACAAATGATTGTCCTGTCCTTTCCAAACCGCGCTATGTCGGCGGTGATGTATTTCTTTCCTTCAATTAATTCGTTGCGGAACATACGCAGCAAATTATCGGTTGAAAACAACTTGTCGCTATCGTCGTCAAATTCCCAGTTCCCTTCAAGAAGTCTTTTGCGGTCGTACTCTGGAAGGCGACGCAACGACTCAATGTAAGCGACAGGAAGGAAGGGGTTGTCTTGTGGTAACGCTTGAACGAAAGCGCGGTGTGAAGGCAATTCGTTGCGGTTGTTCTTAATATAAAACTCGTTATACAACCACCCCTTCGCAGGATTGCACGACAAGAAACCTTTCGGAATAAGATTGAACTCGTTCAACTTAAAACGACAACGCGAGTGAACAATGCTGACCGCTTTTTGCGTTACTTCGGAACATTCGTCTATGAAATAGTCTGTGATTTCTAACGATCCAAGTGAATTGAAATTTACATCGGAAGGGTAAGCGAACAAATCTTTCAAAACTATTTCGCTTCCGTTGAAGAACTTAATCACGTTCGATTGACCGTTGAATGTGTAGTGTTTATTCGCTATCAATCCGAATTCCTCAGCCGTTTCAAAGAACGTGTTTAAGGTCGTCTTTTTCAGCGTGTCTAATTTGCTACGTCCAATAAGAGAACGTGTCCCTGCGTACTTCAAACGGCGTTGTATTTGCCACATACAACCGAGCTTCGTCTTACCACCACCTGCCGCGCCACCATAAAGAACTTGCTCAACGATGCTATCGGTGTTCAGAAAGTTCAACGCTTCAATTTGACGCGGCAGGTATTCGGGTTTGTATGGTTGGTTTACCACCATTTAGTAATGAAGTGATAAAGAATATAAAAGATTCCGCCAATGATTGTAACGTTTAACGCAAGTGATAATACAAAACCAATCACTGCTAAAATTTTGTCTTTTGTGTCCATAAAAATTTATTTAAATAATGGTTTTCCTGTTAATACATAATGCAAATCACTCAATTCATTTGTAGTATGAATATCTTTTAATAGTATAAAGCCGTATTTGACTTTTACCATCGCTCTTTTGACTATACCTAAATCATAACCTACTAAATCATTAAGAAAATATACTCTATCACCTGAGCTTTCGAATCCATGATCCACAAGCCATTCACGCGTTATTTTTTCATTCATTGCTTACTCAAATAAAGTTTATACAACTCACGCATTCCTTCGAAGCGTATTGATTCCTTCAACAGCATTCTTTTGCGGTCGCTCATGCGCTCAACCATTGATTGAACGAGTTGCTGTTCGAAGTAAATGTTCTTCTTTGCGTTTGCTTTACAAAGGCGGTATTCTTCTTCGGTAAAGGTGTCCGCGTTTATCTGTTTGCTTTCTTCAAGCCAACGCATCAGGGACACCGCACGAATTTCAATGACCGTATATTTTCCTTTCTTATAATTCTGCAAGTCTTCCGCAAGCATCCTTCTCCAGCTATCATCGTTTACTGCCATTTCGCTTTCTTTTAATTGTTTTTTTTGTTCTTCTTTTTGTTGCGCGATTTCATTTTGAATCTGTAAATTCGCCTTGTCGCGGTGTGGTTTGTAGTGAGTAAGTACGTCGCCAATAAAAGACACGCTCAAAGCTCCGAAGTGTTCGCATTTCTTTGACAGTTCATTCGCTGCGTTCAATTCAAACGCAAGGTTGAAGTGTTCGAACGTAACCCAACGAAAGTGTTTACCAATGAACTCGTGCAACATTTGCAACAGTTGCGCTTCTGGAAGGGCTATGCCGTACATCGCGCAAACCTTTGAGCATAACTTTACGAACGCAGGGAGTTCGTAGTCGGCAACGAATGCGCTTTCGCGTTCTGCACGATCAACCCTTTGTGTAGTTGTGAGCGTCGTTGTAGATGCGTTGCGCAGCATCGGAATCGAATTTTCCATTTTTGATTTTAGTTGTTTGGTTTGTAGTTACGAATGTACTTAAATCCCATTTACGCACGGCGGCTTTCCAATCTTTCATTTGATTACGTCCGACCTTCCAACCATTCGCTTCGTAGTGTGCATGAAATTTCTCGGTAAACGCAAGAGCGTCTTTGTCGCTTAGTTTTTCGCAAGCGTAGTCGTAAATTTCAACGACTGTTGGTTTGACAAAAGGACATTTTTTGTCTTGACATTTTTTGTCCTTTGCAATTAGCGTTGGAGCTGTTGGAACGGACAAGCGAATAAGTATGTCGTTAATCTTTTGTTCCTGTTCGATTGCCTTCGCTTCGAGAATCTCAATTCTCTTTTTTAGTTGTAGTATTAACATCATTTTTACCCTCCAAATGTTTCGTTGTATAATTGCTCTGCATTTCTGTGATAAAATTTTTCGTTTGACTGCTGGTCGCTTCTTCCTTCACGATAAGCATCTTTCATTTCCTCCTTGTGCATTGCTTTGGCTTGGTTAAAAATATCATTCAATTCAGAATCTGTGTGTTTTTTGGTTATCATTTTATCTAATAACCAATAAATGCTAATGTTTCTCTTTTCCATAATTTTTATTTTTTAGTTTAGTCCCAGCCTTCGCCTTTCGCGTCGTCGTCTGCGTCGTCCCATTCCTGACAATCGAAGCATACTTTGATTTCTCCTTCGTCGTCAACAAATTCGTAGGCGGTGTCCCAATCTTGAAGTTGTTGGTCGCGCAATACTTCGTCAACGCGTTCTCCGAGTTCTTTGCTTTCGCAGGTCGGACAAAAGATAAGTTCTGATTTCATTTTCTTTTTAGTTGTTTTTTAAGTTTGATTTGTTTTTGATGTTCCAGATGCTCAACAAATTTAGTAAAAAATTTCATTGGTTTAGCATAACCCATTTTTTCGAGAATAAAACAGATGCGCTCAACGGTTGAGCGGAACTCTCGGTCTGTTTCAATGTGTGCCGCCACCTGACGAATGCCGTGTATAACCGTCGCGTGATCCTTGCCGTAATGCTTGCCTATTGAATCAAGACTGAGTAAGTAACACGGGCGCACAATGAAGAAAATGATTTGTCGTGCGTTGACTATTTCGCGCTTTCGCGTTACCATGTACAACTTTTGCGATTCGATGCCGAGAACGGAACACGTCACGTCTTCAAGTGCGCTCCAAAACATTTCTCTTTCGTTTTCTAGCTCCTGTTGAATCTTGATTTGTTCCGTTGTCAATCGTTCATAGCGTGGCGTCAGCATCAACCAAAGTGTTTCGAAGCGTTCCATGTGACGAAATGGTATCATGTCAATCAGCTCCTGTCGTATTTGTTCGTTAGTCATTGTTGTTTTAGTTATCAAAGATTTCTATTGGGTTGCTGGTGTTCTTGTCAACGATTAAGGCAATTACTTTTTGACCTTCACCTTCTATTGCAGCGTCTCCAGTTCCGAAATGAATGTGACCGCTTAATTTATCGTTTTCAACTATGTAAATAACAATGTCGGTATTCGGATTGTACTCGCTTAAAAATTCAATTAGTTCTTTTGCGTTCATTTCTTTGATTGTAAATTGTTAATATAATACTCTACACATTGCAAGGTGTATTCTTTTTGTAGGTCGTAATCTAACGAATCTGATTTACTCCAATACTTTTTGGTTCTAATTTTACGCCAGTCGTTAATGTTAAAGTTCAACGTTAGATTAAACAAATCTTTGTGGACTTGAAATTTCTCATCTTTTTCAATTTGTTTGTCCCACCTATCATTCATTTTTTCAAGTTGTTCTTCAGTCATTTTCTTCGTTGATTAGTTTGGTAGGTGTAAAGGTGCTGAATACTTCTTCGCGTGAAAGACCTGTGTGTAAGCAAATGTTGTTGAAGTCTTTAATTCTCATTCGCTCTGGGTGTGTGACGTAAAGTCGTGCCGTTGGATCGCTGATGCGTAACGCTGCTTTGAACTTCGTCAGCGTCTTAAAGTTTATCTTGACAAGGCGACCGAATGGTGTTGAGTAGATTTGCTTGTTCATAATTTGAAAAGAGATTTTACCACGCGTTGAATGAAAGACAATTCACGTTTTTTCGCCTTCATTGTTGGAGCTGTTGGCTTTGGTTTGGGTTGGTTGAAAAGCGTTGCTTGCTTTGTATATTCTTTATAGCTGTTTCTTTTCTGAACCGAATTTATTTTTTGTTCTTTTTGCTTTTCAATGTAACGGTTGAAGTTTCTATTGTTAAACTTCTTTCTTTCTAAAGAAAATAGTTCGTAGCGTTCGGTATAAATTCTTTCAACCGCTTTGTATGTCCCGTTCTTTTCAGTCCAAAATAACCCCGCTTTTCTTAGTGGCGTTGCGTACGCTCTGCAAGTGTTCATATTTGCTAAAGCTTCGGTTGGGGATTCGCCGTTATTAATTCTTTTGCAAAATTCTTTTACTCTTTCAATGTCAAATTGTTTTTGTTGTGTTTTCATTGTTTTATTTTTTTAATAGTGGTTTGATTAACTGCGCTTTCTTCTTGTTGTCTTTGTCATTCGTTCCGCGTAGTTCTGGATTGTATTGCTTAACAAGTCGTGCTATGCGTGTGATGTTGTCCGCGCTGACGTACTTGCCGCTTTCGTACATGGCAAAGAAGTTGCTTGTAATGTCTTTGCGTTCGTCGAACTGTTGCTCCCAAACTTTCACGCAAAGTGCGTTGTTGTTGTTGCGGAGAAATTTGTACTTCTTCAATAGTTTCTCAACGCGGTTTTCAAGTGATACTAATTTTTTCATTGTGTTTTAATTGTATGGTTTATTATTCATTAAGTGTTATAAAGGGGGCTAACGTCTGAGATAACCCCCATTAATAACATCTTATTCATTTAGAACGGCATTTCGTCTGTTTCGTCAGTAGAAACTAAACCGCTCTTTTCAAGCATCGCTTTCGCCTTGTTCATTTGATCCGCAGCTTTGTCAAGTCGGTTGCTAAATTCAGCCGACGAACTCACCTTGTTTTGCAGCCATTCTGGAAGCATCTTAAAACGCAAGTCGAAGTCTTCGCTGTCGTAGTCTAAAAGAAACGCGCTGTTCACTAACGGCGGGCAATTCATTCCTTTGACAAGTGGCGAAGCACCTTTGATGTCTGCGTAGGTTCTTCCTGTGTTCGCCGTGCGGTGCATTACGTTCACCATTCCTTCCTTACCTAACAGCGTAGCGATGTCGAATTTCGATGCTTCTGCGTCGCTGAATGCTTTACCAAGCCACCCTTGAACGAACGCTCTTAAACCGCTCTTTTCGTGCATCGACAAAGTGAAGTCGCGACCGATTGAAAAGGGTTGTTCACCTTTACCGAAGTCGGCGGTTTCCAGTGGTAGTTCGAATACTAAACGAACTTTGTCGACAAGTCTTTCTTCGCCTTGATAGGTGTCTGGAATTGTTCCGATGTGAATGATTTGGTAGCAACGTGCGACGTGCGTACCTGCGGGAACTGTCTGTCCGCCGCCTCCGTTGTTTGTTTGTTGTGCAATGATGCTCATTGTGTTGTTGTTTATTTGGTTTTGATTTATATAATTTTCGAATTTTTCTGCGAGCTTTGTTTCTTCGTTCTGCCAGAACCATTCGTTCTGCGACATTTGTTCTTCCTCGCTTTGTCTTTTGTAGTAACCCATTTAGATATGGTCGTCAAAAATGTTTACGTCGAAGCTAAACGAGACACCGTCCTTTTCGAGTGTGACAAAGTCCAAGTCGAACTCAGGATCGTCGTTCTTCCAGAAGCGACCGCGTAAACTTATGATGTACATATTGTCTTGCTCGTCGATAAATGTCAGGTGTTGCGTTTCGTCCACTTCGAACCAACCTGTTTGGTCGTCGTTGTAGTTGTTGGCGATT